GCTTTCTTGCCAAAATCTCCAACTTTATCGCCAAAAGTAGCAACGTCTTTATCGGCCTTGTCTAGATTCTTAGTAAAGTTATCGACGTCGGCAAGGAGTTTAAGCGTTAACGCTCTAGTACCTGTAGCCATTAGCCCCACTCCTTCAGAATCTTATCGAATGATTCGGTCCACTTAGCCACTATCTGCGGTTGAATCTTTCGCAGAGTTGGATAGATAAACCAACCCTTAGAGCCTCGACCTTCACGGCCTGACCATACGGGGAACTGCTTAAACTTGTTAGAACCGAATTCTGAACCGCCCCAGATGTCTTTAGTGGTTGCACCACCTGAAAACTTTTGAGACGCAAAGCCATAAGTAATCTCACCTATGCGGCTTGACTTCTTAACTCTGGAGCCTTGAGCGATACGTCCTGATACTTTGGTGTTATTACCCCTGCTGGCAGTTTGAATAACTTCAGCGCGAGCGAATTCGGCCAAAGCGCCAGATTGACGCTTGGCCTCTTCGTTAGCCTCTTCACCCATATTCTTTAGAGCCTTAAATACCATGCGGAGTTCGCTCTTATCGAAGGCGACTAATTCATCTGCCACGATTGCGCTCCTCTAGTATTTCAACTGCTGTAAGAATATCTTCGGCACTTTGCCAGTGTTCCATTGGAATCTGTGTCACTAATGCCAGTTCAACTAAGAGTCGGCTTACGCTTCCTCTTGGATGACTTTTGGGTCACCTTCACCTACTTCAACATCCGCGACTGATTCCATCCAGACATCTAGTGTCTTGGTTGGCTTGCCGCCTGCCTCACGTTTCATTGCTGAATGTGCTACATAAAGGATGTCCCACATGCCGCCGAACTGGGAGATAATCTTTTTAGTTGTCATCTCCCACTTGGCGTAATCAGGTGGACGAACCAGGTAAGTGGTATCGGTTCCGTCTACATATTTAATTGTTATCTGCTGCTGCATTATTTGCTCCCGTTTCTACTGTTTAGGAGAAAGTCTCTGTGACTTCGCCCTTTGCAATCTTGAATGTAAAGTCTACAGTCTGCGCGTCTGTTCCAGCGCCTCCTGCTGTTGGAAATTCAGGAAGAATTGGAAAAACGAACTGAGCGCCTGTAGCGGCTGTGAAAGTTACTGAGATGGTTGTATCTGGCGCTTCTGCCGCAGCCCATAGAGCCTCGCATACAGAAGAAGCCTTGCCCCAGTCTGCCAACATTGAAAGAGCAAAAGTTCCCTCTACGTTAGTAGTCTTGTAAGCCTCGCCGTCGAGAGTCTGATATGTCTCGCGTACGTTTGTCTTTGTTAGGACTGCTGAAAGTGCCTGAGCCTCGATATCTGTTCCACCTGTGAAAGATAGAGAAATATCGCGACCTGTGATTACTGTGGTTGCCATTATTTATCCTTAGTTAGTTTGTGTGTAGTAGGTAGAAACTCTGATATCTGCCACTAAGCAATTAGAAGGCCCGACCTGAGTTACTGTTGGTTTTTCAACCGCTCCGACTGTGTATCCCACCGGGATAACCTTCAGAACGCTTATTACTAATTGCTCGAGGTTGTCGAGCGATGCGGGGTTGCTGTTATATGCAACCGCGACTGAGATAACGAGGTTAATCTTTATGTGAAGTGTCGACTTATTAATTGTCTCTAATTCAAGGTAAGGAGAGTCCGGGACTGTCACCACGAAAGGAACCATAGGAGCCTCTGGGACATACGCGTAGACGTTGCCTGCTACGTTAGCAAAAGCGTCTGCTAAAGGCTGGCGAACTGTGTCTAGGATGGTTGAGGCTGGCATTACTGCACCATAGAATCAGTGTCAATATAAGCGCCTAGGAGTCCTGAGACGCGGTTAAAGAGGCTACGCCCTAAACGATACGGGCTTACGTTTGTAAAGTCCACGCCTTCAATCTGGCCGCCTGGAGCGATGCGAGATTGGAAGACTTCAACCGATACTGCTAAAACTGCTGACTCGACTGCGCTCACTCCTACATAAGTAGCAGCGCCAGAAAGAGTTGCAAGGCCTGAAGGGATGACGTTCTTTTCATCGATATCTGCGTTAGTAATTGCAACAGTGAAAAGGTCATCATAAGAATCTGAAATAGTAAAGGTTCCGTTAAACGGCGAACCGCAGCCTGTAATGACTACGCTCTGACCCGCAGAGAACTGGTTCTGGCCTACTGTCTGATAAGTGGCCACGTTTGCTTCTAGCATTACGTTATCGATAGAGGAAGCGTACTTAACGAGCATAGGCAGAATTACCGCCTCAGCCGTATCTATAACGTCGGTTAAATATGCGTCGTTATAAAGGGATGTAGAGACGCCAAGGATAGACCTTAGTTCAGCAACTGTAACGATTGAAGCCATCTCTACATCCTCTCTAGTAAACGACTGGGGGAGCCACCGGGAGCAGCAGCCCCCCCATGATTAGTTTTGGTTATGCAACCATCCAGCGATATGCGCCAGCGCCAAGTTTTGTAGCGATTGCGCCGTAGCCGTAGTATCCAACCTGAACCTGACCTGTTGAGATGAGGTTAGTCTGGAGTGATAGGCGTGGTGATTCGTAGAATGTGTAAGCATCTGGGTTAGTAATAATCATTGTGTTATCGCCAACGCCTGAGCCTGTTGTTAGGTTGCGGTCAACGCGTAGGTTGAGTCCGAGAAGGTTTCCGCGAACTGCTGTTGCAGTAAGGTTTCCGCCTGCGTTCTGTGGGTTGATTGTCTGCTGGAAAATTGGACGATTTGAAGAATCGACCAAGCCCATCAATACGCCCCACTGCTCTGGAGATACGAGGATATTCTGAGCGAACCCGAGAGTACCCTTGTAAACTGAAACTGCTGCGTCTGCAACGAAGTCTGCAACATCTGCACCAGTTGAGATTGAGCGGTTTCCGCCGTCTGTTCCGCCTGCAATAAGAGCAGCGACTACTGCTGCATCTGTTGCCTTAGCGTATGCAAACTCCATCTGACGGACGAGTTCTGCAAAGAAAGCAGGTGATGAGCGGTCTAGCAATTCAAGGCTGAATGTCTGCTGACCGATATACTTCTTAACGTCTACTGAAACGAAAGCAGCATTTTGGTCTGTCTCGCTTGGAGTACCGCCTTCTGCCGCAATTGCAACAGTTGGAGCAACAGTAATCTTAGGAATTTCGAATGTCATACCTGCATCTGGAAGAGTTCCAGTTGAGATAGATTCGATTGCTGGACGGTCTGCGTTTGAGATACCGTTGATTACTTCTGTAAGTTGACGTGTAGGAACTAGGCCTGCGTTGTCTGTGACGTCTGCTGCTGCTGCAACATACATCTTTGATGTGTCGTTGCCTAGTGAGGCGCGGACTGAGTGCTCGAGATAAGAAGCCTTATCAACGATTGGGTTACGAACAGTTGTTGAAATGTAAGGTGCTGTTGCAGCCTTAACTTCAACCTTTGCAGCCTCTACCGTTTCTGCGGCAGGAGCAACTTCTGGAACGGTAGTGTCTGACACTTGTTCTCCTTCTGTGGTTGATTGTGTTTCTTCCTGAGTTGTCTCAGAAACTTCGGTATCTTCAGCCGCTACTTTTGCGACTTCAGCGCCTGGAATTGCGCCATCTGTTACGAGGCTAACCTCGATTAAGTTACTTGCTGAGATAGCCATAACGCCGTTCTTGTTATCCCATGCCTGAACATCTACGCCCACTGAAAAATCGCTACGCAATCCAGTTGCTGCTTCTTCAAGCGCATCATTTCCGGCTGTTGTCTTGGCGATACGAAATTCTGCTGTGATACCTGTGGCATCTTGTTCCCATGACATGAGTTTTCCGAGCGGACGAGTAGTGTCATGCTGTAGAACTAATTTAGTGTTCTTAGCCATAGTAATTGAATCTGGTTCGAACATTGTACGGCCTGCTGAGGTGTTACCTTCAGCGTTCCATGAAACGATGCGACCTGCGATAATGCGGGACTCTGCATCTGCTGCTGTGATAGCAACCGGCATAGTTATCTTCATGCGTTCTCCTTATTGTCAATCAGGTCTTCTTCTTCTTGAATCTGTTCAACGCTCATAGCGCCGATTCGATTAAGAATTTCATAAACTTGAGCGCGAGCAAGTGCGTCTGAGCGAAGGAACTCGTCCAGGCTAAAACGAATTTCGCCGGTTGAAGGGCAGAAATCCGGCATGGATAAACGCTGTTCGATGCTCGCAAGAATTGGCTTCATGGAGAAGTCGATAAGGCTACGCCTTTCCGAAACGCTGTTGGAGTACGTCATGCTCGTAGTCTCAGCGCTTACGAAATACGCAGGAAGGTTGCAGGCGCGGGCTAACTCGAGCGCAACATATTGACGAGCCTCGTTCAGTTGCAATTTGGCTGGGTCTATACCTAACGCCTGCAATTCAACATCTGCGTTAAGGAACGCAGTAGATTTAGTAAGGCGAGCAGTTCTCCATGATTCAAGGAGTTTAGAAATACGTTCTGCTGGAAGAT